GTAGACAACCGTTACCAGACTGTCACTGTATCGACTACTACTGGCGTTACTGCTGGCGATGCGTTCACTATTGCTGGTATCAATGCGGTTCACCACATCACCAAGCAGGACACAGGACAGCCTAAGACGTTCCGTGTATTGTCTGTTGATAGTGCAACCACAATGACTATCTCGCCTCCAATCATCTCGGCGTCTACCACTCCAACTGACGCAGAACAGCAGTACCAGAACTGTGTTGCTAACAGTGTATCTAACACTGCTGCGATCACGTTCTTGAACGTAACTGCTGCTTCAGTTAACTGCTTCTGGCACCGTGATGCGATTGAGCTGTTGCCCGGTCGTTACTCAGTGCCCGGCGATGCTGGCGTTGATGTAATGCGAGCAGCTACCGATCAAGGTATCGAGCTTGTCATGACCAAGCAGTACGACATTAACACTATGAAGACCAAGTATCGTTTGGATACTCTCTTCGGTGTGTCAATGGTTAACCCAGAAATGGCGGGTATCCTGCTGTTCGGTCAGTCCTAAGTCTAAGGGGGTCTTCGGGCCCCCATTCTTTTCGGAGGCTGTATGCCAGTACGCAAAGTAAAAAATGGTTATCAGTGGGGGTCTTCTGGTAAAGTTTACAAGACCAAAGCTGAGGCCGAACGACAAGGCCGAGCCATCTATGCAAGCGGATACAAAGGCAAAAATAAATGAAGCCAAGACAAGGTAAAGCCAAAGTCAAAGTCACATCCAGTGGCAGGAAAGTATCCTACGGCCAGAAAGGTGCCAGTGTTAAGCCCGGCACAAGCAAGGGCGACTCATATTGCGCAAGATCTGCCGGTCAAATGAAGAAGCACCCCAAAGCTGCAAAAGACCCAAACTCACCGCTACGATTATCACGTAAGCGCTGGAAGTGTTCGGGCACCAAATCAAGGAGATCGTAATGCCAAGTTGCGGAACCAAAAAGAAGGGCAAGAAACGTGCCAAGTAAAGGACTATACGCAAACATTCACGCTAAGCGTAAGCGTATCAAGGCCGGCTCTGATGAGAAGATGAGAAAGCCGGGCACCAAAGGCGCGCCATCTGCCAAAGCTTTTAATCGATCAGCAAAGACCGCGAGGAAAAAGAAATGAGCTATCGAGGCAAAGACCCACGGAACACAGTTACCGGGGGCACAACTAAAACCACTACATCAAAGTACCGTGGAGCTCCTAAAGCGGGCGCTGCTGGCTTTTATAAGGGTAGAGGATATGAGCGTCCCGCCGCACCTGCGCCAGCCGCTACAGGCGTTACAGCGCGTCCAATGATGGGGTCTGCTGGCGGTGCTACTGGTGTACCAAGAGGCGGTAGAATGGGCGGAGCAACAAATGCAAGAGCAATGCTTAGAGATCAAGTATCTCAGTTGCGACAGCAACAACTGCGTGACCAGATACGCTATTTGCGGCAGCAGGGACTGATCGATGTTTAAGATTTACAAGCCTATCGGCGATGACCACTACCAGCGAATTGTTGTGAAAGACCCAACAGAGTATCTGGATAACGGCTGGTATATGTCGATAGCAGATCACAAGGCACCGGTTAATGAGCCACAAGACGATGCGGCGCCAACTCGGGAAGAGATGGAAATTAAAGCCGATGAGTTGGGTATATGGTATGATGGGCGGACTAGTGACAAGAAGCTTTTAGAGCGAATTACCGAGGCGCTTAAATGAGCTATACCAAACGACAATTTGTTACCGCTGCTTTCGAGGAAATCGGGCTGGCGTCTTACGTCTTCGATCTTACCGATGATGAGCTCGCAAGCGCCTGTAAGCGCCTAGACGCGATGATGGCTGAGTGGAATGCCAAGGGTATACGGTTAAGCTATCCGATCCCCAGCTCCCCGGAAGGCACGAATCTGGACACCGAGACAACTGTTCCAGACTCTGCTAACGAAGCAATCATTACTAACTTGGGCATAAGGATCGCACCGGGCTATGGTAAGCAGGTAATGCCAGACACAAAGAGCACAGCGAGAACTTCTTATCAGACGTTGCTATCTCGAGCTGGCATGCCAATTGAGCAGCAGTTACCCGGCACTTTACCGGCGGGACAAGGTAACAAACCTTGGCGTTATGATGACCCATTCTTACAAGACCCTGTTGATCCGCTTGAGGTTGGCGGTGACGGCGTTTTAGATTTTTACTGAGGATAAACGATGGCTACTATCAACCAATTATCGAGTGTAGACACATTACAGGGCGGAGATCAGTTCCCGGTATACGACCAGTCAAACGGTGACGCTCGCAAGACTTCACTTACCACGTTAACCGCTTATATTGAGGCGAATATTACGCCTTCTGGCGGAGGCGGTGGCGATGCAATTAAGTCTGTTGGTGTATTTACTGGTGACGCGATAAGAACTGAGTTCACTCTTAGCACTGCAATTACTTCGACCGCTGGGGTTCAAGTATTTATCGATGGTGTTTATCAGGATTCTGGAAGCTACACGACCACGACAAGCAGTGTAACGTTTAGCGCCCCGCCACCTTTGTATTCTGATATTGAGGTTATTGTATTTAACTTTTCTGCGCTAGTTGCAGATACGCCTGCTGGCAATGTTACGTATCAGCTCAATAAGACCGGCGCTGTTGCAAGAACAGTTGAAGGTAAGCTAAACGACTGGGTATCGATCAAAGACTTCGGCGCTAAAGGTGACGGATTAACCGATGATACTCCGGCGTTTGTGTTGGCTGTAGCTTCAGGTGCCGGCGCTATTCATATGCCAGCCGGAACATACAGAATAACGTCAACGGTTACTGTGAACCGCGATGTTTCATTTTTTGGTGAAGGAAACGCAACAAAGATAAGTGTTTCTGGAATGCCATCATCGCCAGCATTTTTGTTCACAGGTGCAGGTCCAACTCTTATTGAGTCAAACGCAAGCCTGATCTATGCCGGAGAAAGACGATATACATTCTCAAGTGCGTCTCATGGTTTGCAGAAAGGTGATTTGTTCGCGGTTTGGGATGACAACGATTTCAGTTATTCATACCGAAGAGCTAACTACTATAAGGGTGAATACCTTACAGTAATGAGTGTTGATGGTGCTGAAGTATCATTCATGGAAAGCTTCTATGATACCTATTCGGCTAGCAGCTCAAAGCTTTATAAAGTCGCAACATGCAGTGTGACACTAAAAGACTTTGACATCATTGGCACCGGTACATACTCAGGAATTGAGATAGACTTTGGTCGCCAGTGTGTGGTTGATAACGTCAATATGAGTTTTGACACTGGACGCAATGGATTGTACTTGCATCACTGTTATGATGTTTCTGTTGCTAATTGCTCAAACACCATAACAGAGTATATTGGCGCCAGCTTCAACATGTATCCATTCTTGGTTGGCAACTCACAGAGAATCAGAATTGACAACTGTGATGGAAAATCAAGATGGCATGCAGTTAGTGTTGGTGGAGCTGCTGAAGCCCCGGCAATTGTTAACCGAAACATTATTGTTACCGGTTGTACGCTGTCATCTCAGAACGGTGCGTTTGCCGGTGACTTTCACGGCAACGTAGAGCACTCAACTTATGCGAACTGCACGTTCCACGGCTCTGGTTGTACTATGGGCGCTGACTATAACAGCTTTGTAAACAACAAGATCATGGATATTACCCGCGATGTAACGGGTGGTGCTGGACCGGATGTTGACCATATTGGCTCTCAAGGGTTTTATTCTTCAGAAGCTACTGGTTACAACTTCTTAATATCGGGCAACCTTATGGAGTGTGCGGGGTCTTATCTCGCTAACCAGTTTGGTCGATTCATAGATATTGTGAGAGTTGCTGACGCGACTCAATCACATACAAGTAACCTTCAAATCGTCAACAACAACTACTTGAACTTGGATACTGATCAGCCATTTAGTGATCATATCATTAGGGTTTTTGATGCGAGCACCGTTTCCGTTCCAAGTAACGTGGACATCTTAATTGATGGCAACTCGTTTATTAGCAAGAATGACCCAGTAAAGCCTGCCAACTCTATTATTGTTAAAACAGATAATACTGATGCTAGCGATAAATTTAGAAGTGTCACTATTACCAACAACAAGCTGAACAAGGTAGACATCAATATAGATTACACTGGTGAGGTCTTTATTTCTGGTAACGAACTTGTTGAGCCATACCAAGGTATTGTGCTTACTGATTATCTTAATTGTTCAATCAAAAACAACATTGTTAGAAATAGTCACGCCGTAGGTTTGAGGGTCAGCAATGGCAATGGAGACTACTCAATAGTTGAAGGAAATATCATTATTAATAGCTGGTCAGTAGTAACACCACCGACTGGTGTTTCTACTAGCGCTGATGTTGGATTCGACACAACTACCGACACTGACTTTGTGAGATTTTCAAACAACTACATTAAGACGAACGGCAATGCTGATTTTGCGTTGATTTACAATAACGCATACAACATACAAGAGTTTAACAACAAGATTGTTGGCAGCGGCGCTATTGGAAAAATAGAAAACTGGTTTAATGATTCAAGCCAATATGTTGTTGGTGGGGAGTCTCTAACTACCAGAGAGTTCTGGCATGAAGGCACAACTCAGACGGACTTTGCTGTAATTAGCTTTAACAATGCTGGGGTTAATGGCTCTGCTTTGGTTAGGCTTCACATGGCTAACAACGCTACTGGCTATACAGGTATCTTAGAGTTTACTCTTGAGGGTCAAGACGGAGCCACAGCGGTGCAGTCTGGCACACGATACACTTCTACTAGCGACCCAATTGCTGGTGGAAAGGTTATTGTTTCAATAGCAACTGATACCGTTACATTATCTTTAAATGGCGCATCTGCAACAGAGACTATCCACTGTAAGGCTGAGATAATTAAGTCATGTCAGACTAGCGTGTTGCGTTATTTAGACGTTGAGTGGAATGTCTAAGGCTGATTGGTTAATTTGACAAATTAAAGGAATACGTAATGGCATTACAAAAAATTCATAATCGAATGATTAGTGGAGCCCCAGTCAGCGTAAAAGATTATGGCGCTGTTGGGGATGGATTGGTAGATGACACGCTTGCGATTCAAGCTGCACTAAATAGCGGGTCGGAGCATATTGTATTCCCAGATGGGCATTACTTGATTAGCTCTGGGTTGACTGTAAGCACATCTGGAAATCTATTTCTGGATGGTATGGGGTCTAAAATATCAGCGGCAAGTCAGTCAATGGACAAAATGCTGACCATTTTAAGCACTGGTGCAGCAAAGCTTGTTGAGGTTAAAAACTTCCATTTGTCTGGATCAAATTTAGCTTCTGTCGGAATATTTGTAGAGCTAACATCCAACACTTTAAGCAAGCTTGTTGTTCAAAATAATATTGTTGAAGGATTTAATAATGGGGGCGTTACTCGATCAACTTACGGGATTAGAGTTGATGCACTTGGCATTGAGTCAGTTGTAATTGATGGAAACATTGTGCAAGACGTTAACAGGACATCAGTGGCTCCCGGCTCTATTGCATCCGTTGGGATTGGTGTATACGAGTTAAAGTATGGCTTGGTCATATCAAAGAATAAAATATCGAATATAACCAGCCCGGTAGGTGATGCAGATGCGGATGGTATTCAAATTTTTAGTTACAACCGCTTGCTTTCAGAGCATCAAACCGCATCTCCAATAATCACACAAAACTATTTTTATAACTGCAAGGGCCGGTTCGTAAAGCTTCAGAGCGCAAACGGCGTTGTTAGTCAGAATAGATTTGAGATCGAAGACTATGCGGTTTCTGGAAGCTTTGATTTCGTTGACCTTCAAACTGGTGGCGGCATCGTATCTGATAACACCGCATTTTATAAGCCGGTTGCTGGTGAAGGTACAAGCGCCTCGTTTGTAACAATGAATCCAAGAGATTACGCCACTCAAGAAAACCAATACATTGTGTCAAATAACTCTCTTGTCATTGAAGGAGAGATGTTTGCCTTCGCGTTCAGCTATCCGGTCGGCGTTACTAACGCAACTATCAAAGTATCAGATAATATCGTTTCTTCCGATTCAAGTGACTTTTTTGTTAAAGATTTTATGGTACTAAATTTAACTGAAGATACTCAGTTTATGGATTTAAGCGTTAACAACAACCAAATAAACTATTTGGGTGTTGGAGGATTATTTGCGTTTTATCAGGACTGCTGGGACACCGTCTCTGATCCGGTTACAGGCCCGTTAATTGCAGATATTTTCAAGCTATCTTTGGTTCAAAACTCATGCCGAGTTGGTGATGCCAACATTGATCTTATTGAGACAGACCTTGGCCCAACAACTGGCGAGCCACCATATTTAAAGCATTTAATGATACGAGGGAACTCAAACTTTGCTGACTCTCAGGTTTTTGCAAAGGGCGTTGATGTTCAAGCGCTTCCCGATGGGACTCAGTTTTATTTCAGCACTGATAACACGCCATCCGGCGGTCTTGTTAATGCGCCTGTTGGCTTTGAACGATATGTAATGGTAGAAAGAATTGGAGACTCATGGTGTCGATTAAGCTACATTGACGGAAGCAAGGTTGCGTTATTTAGATTTGACGTAACACCCGCCGGGTTTAGTTACACCAGCACAACCGCCTTAACGTTTTAATTGAAGGATTAAATTATGGCTATTGATACAACATTTAACCCAGCATACGGTCGAGGCGTTGTAGTGACGCCTGCGACCTCTTCTGCAAGCTCTGAGTTAGGCCGAGGGTCTAAGTCTATCGTTGTGACGAACAGCGGCGCAGGGCTCTGCTACGTGGCTACAGGAGACTCTTCTGTTACAGCCAGTGACGCAGATTACCCTGTGCTGCCAAGTCAGCAGGTATCGCTTGGTAAATTTCAGGATGACACGCACGTAGCGTATATTTCTGCTGACGGAACCACACTGCACATCATTGCCGGCGAAGGAATGTAACCATGCTTAGAACCCGCTTCCGCACACGCGCTCGATTTATTCCTGCACTCGGTGGTGGTGGCGGGGGCTATTCAATCTCGAACTCCCTACGCTTCAACGATAACGACTCAGCCTATCTATCGCGCACACCAGCAAGTGCGGGAAATCGTAAGACATGGACATGGAGTGGCTGGGTTAAGCGTGGGAATATAAATTCAGCGCAGTTTATTTTTACAGCTAACATTGCCGCTGGAGATGAATCTTTTGAGTTTAACAATGGCAATACTTTACGACTAAGAGATGGAAATTCTGCGACAACTTTACTGGAAACAAATGCTTTGCTTCGCGATCCTTCTGGCTGGTATCACATAGTTCTTGTATATGATTCTGCAAATTCTACTGGTGCAATTTATGTTAATGGAATCCAGCAAAGTTTATCTACCAATAACATAAGCCTAAATAGAGACTCCGCAATAAATAACAATGTTCAGCATCGCATAAGCGGATATGTCGTAATAAGCGCATCATACTTTGACGGCTACATGGCCGATGTCAACTTCATTGACGGTCAAGCCCTAACCGCTGAAGCCTTTGGTCAAATAGACGCAACCACAGGCGAGTGGTCTCCAAAGAGATATTCAGGCACATACGGCACTAACGGATTCTATTTGGAGTTCAAAGACAGTGCTGCACTAGGCGATGATACTAGCGGCAACACGAACGATTGGACACCTACTAACCTAGCAAGCACAGACCAGATGCTTGATACCCCTACGAATAATTTTAGTGTTTTGCAGAATAGCCCATTAGGTTCTGGTGTTACATATCAAGAGGGCAATTTAGAGTTCAATAATGCAACGTTCAATACAGCGCAATCTGGGTCAACGATAAGGTTTGCTTCTGGAAAATGTTATTGCGAGGTTGTCGGAACGCTTGGAGTTGATTTAGGTTGGTACGGTGTAAGAAATCCTGTTAGTGGAAATTATTGGATATACTACGCTAATAGCGGATTTAAATACTCATATATTTCTGGGACTCTAACAGGTTCTGCTTACGGTTCTACTTATGCTACTGGAGATGTAATTGGTATAGCCTACGATGCTGATACTGGTGATCTACAGTTTTATAAAAACAACGTAGCACAGGGCGTTATTGCAACTGGATTTGCTGGGCAGGAATTAGATTTTTACTTCGCTGACGGAGCAAGCGATGCCGCACATAACGGTGTTGTAAACTTCGGAGCCGATTCATCCTTCGCAGGTAACAAAACACGCCAAGGCAACGCAGATTCCAACGGCATTGGTGACTTCTACTACACGCCACCTACAGGCTATCTAGCACTATGCACTGACAACCTTGCAGAGCCTACTATTGTAGACAGCGAGACGCAGTTTAATGTTGTGACTTACACTGGTAATGGTGGGACACTAGATGTTGATGTCGGATTTCAGCCTGATTTTGTGTGGACTAAAAGCA